TTGAGAAGGCTATACATCTGAGTAGTTCCTTATGAGCGTTTCTTTAGCCGCGCTGTCACTTACCTGAGAGGAAACTTTTCGTGGAACTACAATCGTCTCTACTGTGTACTCTTTGTACATATCAAAAATTATCGGGGCGCTGGAATTTGACTGCATCCACTTAACTCCCATCCTAGAAAGATCATCACAAAAAGTTTTTAGTGCAAGATGATCTTTCATGCTGAATCCATCTTTTGTGTATTGTGTGAATGATGATGAAATAGATAGTGGAATGTAAGGTGGGTCCAAGTACACAAAAACATTTCGACCCATGTTCACGAGAGAACGAATCTCGTTCAGAACACTCTCGTAACTTTTGATATCAATATGCACGCCCATTTGTGTTAGAACACAGTTACATGCAGAAATGTTTTCGCCATCGACAATTTTTGGATTTGAGTGGTTTCCGAAATCCACATCAAACTGTCCTTGAGAGTTGACTTTATACAATCCATTGAAGCAAGTTTTGTTTAGATATATGAATCGAGCGGCCTTCTGTATAGGTGACCAATTCCAACGATAGTCATCATCACGGTCGGCATCTCGAATCTGCTGGAAATGTTCTTGTGTGTTCTTATGCTTTGACAGCTCTTCAATAAGGCGAGTGGGATTTGTCTGAATGGCCTTGTATGCTGTGATAAGCTCTTCGTTTTTGTCACTAAGATATGCCTGCTTGACTCGGGGAGCAACATGAAAGTATAAGGCTCCACTACCGAGAAACGGCTCAAAGTATATGTCTATGATTTTGGGCAATCTCTTCTCAAGTTCGGGCAAAAGCTGTCGCTTGCCTCCTAGCCACTTGACAAACGGCTTTGCAACAACCTGTTCTCTAGAATCAGAAGTTGAAATCATCAAAACCACCCTTAGCTCGTCGCTCGGCCTTCATGGCAAGTCCAAACTTACCCTTATCAAAAGCTGGAGAGTCATCAACTTTTATGTCTGTGTTTATCAGCTCTGATTGTGCAGAGTCGTCAAGATCGAACAACTTCATCTTTGATCTGTCGATGCCGAGCACAAATCTCTTGAGTGTGCTGACATCGTTGTAACGATTCTTTAGCTGTTTCACTAAAATCTGTCCCATTTGTTCAAGCTCTTCAGTGGAAGACAGCGCAATCATGAAGTCTGCTGTTGCTGGTAATCCAAAAGACTCTGATGTGTTCTCAAGTCCAATGTCGCTTGATACATAGCCCGCTCGGTTTGTCTGCGTTGCAGTCCACATAGGAACGTTACACTCTACAGCAAGGCCGCGGAGTTCTTCGGCGATACTCTTGATGTACGTGTAGCTATTAACGTTGTTTGAACTATTGATTCTCGATGATGCTGCGATGTTCAAGTAGTCAACAAAGATCACATCCGGCACAAAATTCTTCTTGAGAGAAAGCTCGTTCAGTAATGCTCGAAAGTGAGACGTTGTTGCCGTAGCTGTAGGATACTCTTTCACCACAAGGCGTCCGAGAGTCTTACTCTTGATTGCTTCAATCTTCTTGTCGTATATGTCTTTTGGTATCGACTGCAAATTTGACAGAGAGATGTTGAGGAGGTTCGCGTCGATTCTCTCTGCGATTCTCTCTTCGGACATTTCCAGTGTGATGTACAAAACGCTTTTGCCACTCATGAAGTAGCTTGCTGCCATGTGACATAGCGCGAGAGATTTTCCGACGGCAGTACCAGCGAGAATCACGTTCAGAGTCTTGCGAGGAACACCGTTCTTTGTGATCTTGTTCATACAATCAAGATCAAACGGAAACTTCTCTTCTACTTTGTGATATGACTCGTATCGGGCATCTTTGTCTTCTAGGTAGTTGTGACCGACTGTAGGATCAAAAGACACAGAGAGAGCGTCTGTGAGAAGCTTAGGAATGTTTCCTCTACTGAACTTGCTCTTTTTGTCGTCTGCGATCTTGATGCTGTTGAGAAGTGCTATGTATATGGCGCGATCTTTACACCACTCTTCTGTTTGTTCTAGGAGCCACTTAGAGTCAACTTTAGAAGTCTCGAACGAAACTACCATGTCTTTGACTTTAGACTCAACTTCGGTGCCGATCTTGTCGTCTTTCGACACCGAAATCAGTATTGCCTCTTTGCTTGGTCGAGAGTCATACCTAAGTATGAAGTCGGAAATCTTCTCGAACACAACCTTCTCGGCGACATCCGAGAAGTAATCTGACTTTATGAACGGTAGAACTCGACGAGTGTATGAGTCATCGTAAATGAGACTCTTCAATATGACTTGCTCAATTCTATCATTTATCATCTTTCACAAGCTCAAGGAACAACTTACCGTTTTCTGCTTTTGCCGCATTTGCATGAGACTCTACTATATCAATAAGTATCTCTGCAAGCAAGCTGTCCATCTTTGCTGCAACCTCATCAGGAAAAGTGACTCCATTCAGATGTTCGGGAACATATATGATCTCAGACTGGAACGAGAACTTAGGAGACGATCCATCTTCTTCACTCTTGACGAAGAACTCTCCGTAACTGAGCAGAACTCCGTTGAATGGAGCGCAAGGGGCTAACAGCTCTACAGCCCACTTTTTGGGATCTTTGTCATCAAAAACGATTCGGTATTTTTCCTTAACGGGCGTCATTTAACATCTCCTCGATAATATCTTCAGTTTCTATTCCTCCAGAACCATAGCTGAACTCTTTCTGTGCGGCTGCGTCTATCTGAGCTAGAATATCTTCAGTGAAGAACTTTTCTGGGTGAGTTACGATTTGCTTCTCGAATACTGTCTTTCCACCACCCACATCTATCTTCGTTGAAATCTTCTTGAAGATTCCGTGTTCAATGGCGAGATCAAGAAGTCCGTAGTATCTATCAAGACCCTTGTCATATGACAACATGACGCTGGTTTCTGTGTTCTCTTTAGTCAGTCGAGACTTGAGATTCTTACATCGAATAAAGATACCAGTGACAGTACCATCAGCATCTTTGTTCTTTGACTTTGAGAGGGCGATAATGTTGTTTGCAGCGTACTTGAGTCCGCCGCCGCCACCCATTTCTTTTGTCGGAAACATGCCCATCGTCTGATATACATGATTCGTAACGAGAAGAGGAATCTTTGCTTTGCTTAACTTCAGAGTAAGAACACGGAACGCTGATCTAATTTCGGCAGTACGGGTCATGTCCTTTACTTCTTTTCCTGTGCCAGAGTCATTCATTTCTTTAGTGGTTGAGAGCATGCCCAGAGAGTCTAATACGAGCACGAGCGGCCGGCGCTCTTTTTCTGGCGTGTTCAAATGATTCTCAACAACACGGAGAGCTTGAGTCTTGAACTGTTGAATAGTCTCTACTGGCACAATAAGAACGCGCTTAGTATCAACGCCACGAGAAGTAAGAATGTCTTTTGTGACTGAACCTTCTGACTCAAAAATGATGCTGAGAGCTTTCTCGTTAGTGTCGAGAAAGTTCTTTAAGATGCCGAGTGCAAAGAACGTTTTGCCCGTTGCTTCTTCACCCGCAAGAGCACTAATTTTGTTTGCTGGCATACCCTTGTAAATGCTTCCTGAGTACAGGGCGTTCAGAGCATACGAACCAGTATCGATAAAACCAACAACATCAGCAGAAGTGCCCTCCTCGGCGACAGCGGCATATTCATTCTCCAAAACCTTTAGCACATCAGTAAACGGGTTGTTCTTAGCCATACTTTCTCCTACAAATCATCAAAGCTCGTCTGCTTCTTCGTTGACCAATTTATTGCATCCAGAATGATCTTGAGAGGGTCTAGAAAAGTTTTCTCAAACTGCAACTCATAGTCAACATACTTGTGCAAGTTGAGTTCCTTCGGCAAGCCATCTTCTGACATCGTTATGACATTTTGCTGAATGTGATTCGGCATTTTCAAGTAGAGAAATTTTATCTTATCACCTTCTTGGATGCAAGGGTATTTCTTCTCCAGCTTCTTTTCCTTGATCATCTTATTGTATAGTAGGGCACCGCGCACATGGATAGGAGTTCCCTTTTTGAAGATGGCTTGGCTATCAGAGTATGTGGATATTCCGTTGCAGCCGCGAGGGAATGCAACCGTTTCTGGAGTCAGGCTCTTAAACTCATTCTTGAACTGGCTTATATACTCATGCAACTCAGTCTGCGACTTCGTGAGTATGATTTTGACGGCATCCTTAATCTTCTGACGACACACTTCTGGAGTCGAAGACTTCACAGCTTCAATGCCCTGTATCTTTAGTTTTGGTGTCTCGTAACGAACACCCTCGTTGTCATACACATTTAGTATGTAACGCTTCTTTGCAGTCCAAATTGCTTTGTCGGCTATCGACTCGCGCTTCATCTGCATCTTTTGGGATCTGGCATTCAAGTAACGGCGAAGATCGTTGCAGCTCTTGTCGATCACGGCTTGAATCTTGGTGTTGGCAACCTTGTCGAGAAAATCCACCACTTTGATTCTGTCTTCTGGAATTGCGTCCTTGTATGCTGTGTTGACTAGGCCCTTCAAGTTTAGGTATATAGAGTCGGTGTCGATTGCGATCACATAGTCATACTTGTCTGTTTTGAGAAGAGTGTTCAAGTATGCGTTGATGTCTTTTGCCAACCACTGAATGACTAGCTGACCGGACACTGTGACTGCTTCGGCAAGGCGCGTGTCGTAGAAACGAAAGTACTGATTGCCCATCGCTCCGTATGCGGAGTTGAGCTGAATCTTTTTCGTCAACTGAAAGTTGTGATACTTTGATATGTCGAATGACAGCTTTCGTGCGTATGCTTTCAATTCAGCATCGGTGAGTTTAGTAAGGTCTGTTGCCGTCATGTCACATTAACTATAAGACTAAAGTTTACTAGATTCAACATTTTTGAAGCATATTGCTGCAACAAGGCTATAAATGGCGGAACCGATGGGACTCGAACCCACGACCTCTCCCGTGACAGGGGAGCGTTCTAACCACTGAACTACGATTCCGTTTTTGGCTGGCGAGGTAGGGATCGAACCTACGACAATCTGCTTAACAGGCAGACATTCTTCCACTGAATTACTCGCCAATATACTTATAAACATGGGATGGCTGAACTAAATTTACACGAAACGAAGAACAATGTCATTGTTATTTTCACTTATCGTCTCGTACTTCTCACAAATCACTCCACATGCAGCAAACATTATCTTTGCGGCTTCCATGCTCTCTCGATACCTGTCTGTTGTGTGTGAGTGTAGATATACTAGCTTTGATATTCCAGACTGCACGATTGATTTTGCACACTCCGAGCAAGGAAACCAAGTGAGATACATTATACAACCTCGCACACTCTCTGCTGCGTGTGCTATTGCGTTTGGCTCTGCGTGGATGACGTACATATACTTGTTCTCTAGTGCGTTGGGTGAGTCTTTTCCCCAAGGAAAAACAGAGTCGTTGTCCTGATTCGGCCGAAGATTTTTGCATGATGGCATGCCGTTCCATCCTGTGCCGATGATGCGGTTGTCGGGCGTCACTATCACGGCGCCGACTTGTGTGCTGGGATCTTTACTCCTCTTTGAAGAGAGAAGGGCAATACTCATGAAGTATTGATGCCACTCCAAAACAGTACGGGCCATCATGCGATTATAATCCTCGGCGATGTATTTCTTCTTTCACTCGCTCAAGCTCTTTTTGTGCCGTGAGCATCTTCTTCTTGTACGTCTTACGATCTTCGTACATACGCATGAGAATGTCTGGCAAAAAACCAAGTTTGTTGTTGCTAAAGCAGTGTCCGTTGGCAGCGAGGCCAATGTTATCTTTTTGCAAGTCGGATGTGTCTGTTTGCTGCGACAGAAGAGACTGAACCGCCACACTTCTAAACTTGTCAGGTAACAAACACTCAGGAGAAATGTTGAACTGTGCTATCAAGTTCGGATACAGAGAGTTCAAGTCAAATGAGACGACCCACTCGTACATTCCAGGAACAACTTCTTTTACAAACGCACCAGCATACTCTGTATCTTTCTCATTCACACTCAAGCGAGGAAGCACGATGTTTTGCTTCTTCAAATGATTAAAGATGATTGTGTCCCACATTCGCACTTGTGCAAACACATCCGTGAAGTTCACTCGCGCATCGTAAGCGAGGGCGCATGCCATCTCAATCAGCTTCAGCTTCTCTTCGAGCTTCTTGATTAGTTCTACGTCTTTTACGTTGTACTCTATGAACTTCTGAAAGTTGTTCTTGTACAGAGAGTGGAGACTGCCATACTCTTCATACGATAGCTTCTTCTCACCAAGCTCGATGTAGGCGATGTAATTTAGCTTTTCACTTTCTTGCTTAGGCTGAAACTTTCTGTACAACTCCATGTAGTCGAGCGTAGATATTCCGACAAGCTCGACCGCCACTTGATGGCGCCCCTTGTAAAATGCCTTGCGAGTAGAGAGATACTTCCACGGCGACAGGCGCTTTGCCTCTTTGTCGCCAAAGATCTTAGAGATGCGATTGACAAGATATGGAATATCGTAGAACTGAACGTTCCAGCCAGTTACAATATCCGGAGCAAGATGCTCCCAATGCTCAATGAAGCGTCGAAGCAGATCAGCCTCATCTTCACAGCGTATGTACTTGACGCACTCTTTTTCAGTGTCGAAGTCACCGCATCCAAAAACGACATACAACCCTTTGCTCTCAATAGTTATCGCA